CACAAAAACGCGGGCGGTGTGGTGACCGGCCGTACCGGGTTCGCGACGGAAAAGATCGAGTTCCCCAAAATCGCACCGGAGCGTGTCGTGGAAATGGAGAACATTGACAGCCGGATGTTTGGGGAAAACCTCATCAGCGAAAGGACGCCTGAACAGCGGGCCTTGGAACTGATAGCCGAGGACCTGAACGACCTTCGGGACATGATCGCCTGCACCAAGGAATGGATGGTAAGCCAGGTCCTTTTCCAGGGGAAATTGGACTTGCTCATCTATGTGGACGGCGGCAGGGTTGTGGCAGCCCCGGATTGGGTGGATTTCGGTTTTACCAACAATTTCACGCCGACTAAACCGTGGGATGAAGCAGGAAGCGATGTCCTTGGCGATATGAAGGCCATGCACCAAACGGTGCTGCTCGGACAAGGTTCTGTGGACATCATCCTCATGGCGGCGGACGTATCGGCGGCGCTGCTCAGCAATGAAGCCTATCTCAAAAAGCTGGATACCCTGAATTTCGCCGCAGGGAGGATTGAGCAATCCTTCAAGGGGGACAGCCTGCTGTATATGGGCGTGAACCACCTTGGCGTACCCATGTACGAATATTCCGGAACGGTGATGGACTACACGGGCAACAATGTGAAGCTGATCCCGGACGGCAAGATGCTGATGGGCAGCAGGAACATGCTCAAATCCCTGTACGGGCCCATCACGCAGGTGGAAAACGTTAATGCCAGCGCAAAAACCTACTTGGAGAAGGAAGTGCCGCTAAGGTATTCCGATATCGGATCGAACAGCACGAAACAGCGCCTGACATCCAGACCGGTCATCATGCCCAACAATGTGGACGGGTGGGTAGTGGGCAGCGTGCTGTAAGGGAGGGGTTTCGCACCTGCGGGTGCGACCAGGGCTTTCCGGTCGCCCTGGACCTTCGGACGGGAGTGACCAAAGGGCTTTCCGGTCGCCCTTTGGAAACCTTCGGACATGTAGATTAGCAAAAGGAAGGGGAGCAACATGATTATTGCAAAGCATCATGTAAGATTCCAGGGGAAGATGTACCACCCTGGAGAGGAGATGCCCGGCAAGATGACGGACGCGGAATGGAAGCGCCTGCAAAGGTTGCATGCCATTGAAACCATTCATGATCCGGTAGCGGCTGTGATTGAGGAAGAGCAGTTGGAGCCGGACGATGATCTCCAGGATACTGCGGACAGCGAACAGGATGATGGCACCGAGGATACTGCGTTGGAGGGACAGGCGGAGGAAGCACCGATGCCTGAGGAAGTTCCGCCTAAAGTAAGCAAGCCTGCCAAGCAGACCAAGCGGAAAACAAAGGATCTTCCGGCCATCAATGCTGCCGATCTGGTGGTGCACAAGTAACGGTGGGAGAGTGGTACCATGACAATTCTATTTGCGCAAGATTATGGAAAATGGAAAAAAGGCGAAGTCGTTTCGCATAATGGCGGCCTGGCGGAGCGGCTGATTGGGCAGGGAAAGGCGGTGCCTGTTAAGGCGCCGCCTTTGATGCATCATGCTGAGGAGATTCATGAAGACCTCCTTCCGCCATCTGCGGATGGCACCTCCCTCCAGAGGGAGGCAAGGGACACCTCATCCGTCGCTGCGCGCCACCTTCCCCTCGAAGGGGAAGGCTTTGCTACACCGCAACCGGCAGGCAGGAAGCGCCAGAAGAAGGATGAAACTCCTTCCGCCTCCTTTGTCGGCACCTCCCTCACGGAGGGAGGCTAACATGAGCCTTGATGATGTGCTGGCAAGGGACATTGACGCGGTGTTTTTTCGGCCGGGGGACGGTGCAAAACAGCACAAATGGGAGGATAAAACCATTCTTGTGCTGACGGACCGAAGCGAGGAACTGAAACGGAAAACATCCAACGTGATGGACCTGAGCTATGAAAACGGCGGACAGGAAAAATTGATCCATGTGCCGGCACACTGTTTTGAAAAGAAGCCGGAAGCACAAACGACGGTCCGGTTTGATGATGTGAGCTATACCATTCTGGATGTGGGCGAGAATGACGGGGTGTACGACATTACCCTGACCCGTCAGAAAGCGAGGAAGGCATGAGCATCACAGTGGGACAACGGCTGACCGGCATCAAAAAATGGCTGTATGAGAACGCGTGCAAAGGCCGGACGATGAAGGCGGAGGGGGAACGCGACCTGGAAATCATTTACCGGGAACCGCTCGCAAAACTCCTCCTCTTCACGGATGAAGCAGGGCTGCCGGCAGCGGAATACGGAGCACCGGCGATCCTGGTCCTGATGAAGGAAAGCGGAATGCGGGACACAGAAAAGCGGTTCGACCAGTACAACCATATGAAGCGGCCCAAAGTGATGGGAGGTATGCTTTCCGTTCAGTTCGTGTTTGTGACGTATGACCCCGGCCACCGGACAGAAAAAAGCCAGGCGGAACAGAAAAACGAGGAAATAGAGCCGAACGAGGAAGAGGCTTATATTGCTGCGTTGGAATGGGCGGAAGAAACCATGAACAAGCTCATAAGCCTGGGCATGGTGCCGGGAACAGACTTGACGGTAAGTGAAGAGGATGCCCGCTGTGGACCTCTGATGCAATATGGCGTGCTGGTAGACAGAAGGCCGCTTTACTATGCAGTGGTGGAGTGCGTTTTCGGATGCAAGGTTCAAAAGATCAATAACAGGCAGACGAATTCATTGTTGGACTAGGCGTAGGAGCGGGCGAACACATCGACCCTACGGTAAGGAACGAGAGCGGATGAACACAGTTCGCCCCTACGGCAATGAACGCAGGATTGAGCGGACACGGTTCGGTCCTACCAAGAGATTGACCATCGACCCTACGAATGAAGGAAGGGAAATGTACTATGGCAGAATTACACGGTGTATACGGAGTGCTGCAAAACGCGGTGAACCAGGATACCGTAAACTACGGCAAGATCCCCGTTTATGTGGGAACTGCGCCTGTGCATGCTTTGCTTGGCGGCAGCGGGAACGTGAACAAGCCCATGCTGGTGAGCAGCTTTGAAAAGGCTAAGGCCCTTTTTGGATACCGGGATGATTGGGCCGCCTTCACGCTTTGCGAAGCCATCCATGCCCATTTTATGCTGAAGAAAGTGGGCCCTATTATCCTCATCAATGTACTGGATGCAACCAAGCATAAAGCGGCGGAGGCAGCCACCAAGAGCGCCACACCGGCTGGCGGCAAGATCGTGCTGAACGACATGCAGTCTGCCGTGATTGACAGCGTGATAGTAGGGACGCTTTCGGCCGACAAGTACACGCTGAGCTATGATGACTTAACCGGCAAGCTGACCATTACGGAAACCGCAGCCGGCAGCCTGGGCGCCGTGGAACTGGACATTACCTATAATGTGGTGGACCCTGCAGCGGTGGAGGATGATGACCTGATTGGAGCCTATGACGGGGAAGCTGTTTCCACCGGCATGCAGGCTGTGCGCAATGTGTATCAGCTTACGGGCCAGATGCCCGGCACGTTGTTATGCCCCGGATTCAGTCATGTGAAAACGGTGCATGACGCCATGGCAGCAATCACGCAGAAGATCAATGGCCACTTTGACAACTTCTTTTATACCGACATTCCTCTGGCTCAGGTTGATACCCCCATGACGCTGACCGGGGCGGCTACCTGGAAGGGCACCAATGCTTTCACAGTGGAGCATGAAAAGCCGTTCTTCCCCATGTGGGAAACCACGGATGGAAAGAAGTATCACCTTTCTGTGCTGTATGCCGCTGAAAAACAGCGGATCACAGCGCTGGCAAAAGGAGTGCCTTACCAGACTGCCAGCAATACCGCCCTGCCTGCCGGAAAGCCGTACTATGGTGCGGGCCGGGATACCTTCCTGCCGGATGTGAAGAGCATCAATGAACACCTGTTGGCCAAGGGTATTACCAGCGCCGCCTTTGTGGGCGGAGAGTGGAAATTGTGGGGCGCCCATACCGCGGCTTATGATGCGGATGCGGAAGAATCCGGCATGAGCATTGCGGAAACCAACCTGGAAATGCTCCAATACCTTTTGAACCGTTTCCAGGTGCAGTACGTGCAAGAGATTGACCAGCCCACGACCAGGAACAGGCTGCAATCTATTGCCGCGGCGGAAAACGCCTACATGGACGGGCTCCTTTCCATCGGCGCGCTGCTTTACGGCAGGTGCATTGTTATTATCAACCGGGACAATGCGGACGCACTGAAAAAGGGTGACTTTGAGTTTGCGTTCGAGGCCACCACCACGCCGCTGAGCAAGAGCTTGACAGCCAAACTCAGCTATACCGAAGCTGGCTTGGCCAGTTTCTTTGAGGAGGTAGCGTAATAATGAAAGAAATTTGGAACATCATTCAGGATTCCAGGTTTCTGGATAACGGTGTGGTGATTGAGGATGTGCAGACGGCGGAACTGCCGAACATGGAATTTGCCACCACCGAAATCAAGGGCAGTGGCATGGCCGGTGCGGTATCTATGCCTGATTACAGCATGCTCAATGCCATGAGCGCAAGCCTGAACCACAACAATGGCCGCAACTGTCATCTGCTTCGTACGCCGGGGAAACACAAAATGGAGTTCCGTGCCGTATCGCAGGTGATGGACGTGGAAAACTCCGAAGTCAAGCAGGCCCTGGACAAGTTCAGAATCGACGGTTTGTACACCAGCGACACTGGCGGGACCATTGAGCGGAGCAATCCCAGGAGCTCTACGGACAGTTTCAGTGTTTTGCGCTATGAGCATGAGCGAAACGGCGAAATCCTCACACTGATTGATATTCCCAGGGGAATCATCAAGATAAACGGTGTGGATTATTCCGCTGCGGGCAAAAGTTTGCTGGACTGAACTCCTTCCGCCGCCTGCGGGCGGCACCTCCCTCAAGAGGGAGGCTCAGTTTGAAATAATGAATACTTTTGAAGCAAAATGAACAATCATCCTGTGATATAGTATATGCAGGAGAAAAGGGACAGGCATGGCGCCTGTCCTTTTTTTAGTACCCTGGAGGGCAAGCGCAAGCGAGCCTGGAGCATTGGAGCGAAGCGACATTGCGGAACACCGGGCAAGCGAAGCGCAGTACGGTGCGAATAAAAAGGAGGAGCAAACCATGAGTGAGCAAGCGGATGTCAAGAAGCTAACCGAGGAAGTCAAGCTGGGGGCTATGGATGAAAAGGCGCGGGAGGAAATGCAAAAAGCGGTGGAGGAAGCCAGGGAACAGATCATGACCGGCATCATTGAACTGGAAACGCCGCTAAAAAGCAAGGGCCAGGAGGTAAAGGAACTGGCCTTTGACTTTGACGGGATGCAAAGTGCCGATGCCATTAGAATTCTGGATCGGTATATGGGAGATAACGCCGTCACATTCAGCGAGGCGCAAAGACTAGCCATATTCGCCCTTTCCTGCCGCGGGCTGCCGGAGAACATGGGCCTTGACGAACTGGACATTCTGGAACAGATCAAAGGTGAAGATGCAATGGCGGGTGCTTTTGCCGGAGGCAGATTCCTGGCCCTTGCCTATGCTGCCATCAACAGAAAGGTAAAAGAAAAGGAAAAAGGCTCTGCGCTGCTGGAAGGCGTTATGACATTGGAAAAGCCCCTGGAGCGCAAGGATAAGGATGGCAACTTGATTGAAACCATCACGGAGCTTCCTTACAATTTCCGCCGATTGGCCGGCAGCAAATATGTGGAATGCCTGGAGGTGACCAGGAAAACGCCGGCAGGCATTACATACAAGGCAGGCATTTCCTTGTTTGCGGAGGCTGTGCGAACCAACCGGACATTGGAAAAAGACGAACTGGAAAAATTCACGGTGATGGACACCATAGCGGCGGGGCTGGTGGGCATGGGTTTTTTTCTGGCCTCCAGAAGCAGGGCATCAGTTCGTATGAAGAAGAGGCCGCGTATCTAAGTTTACACGGTTCCCCATACCCCCTGCTGATGGAAATGAGCGTTCAAGCCTTTTTGAATTACCGGGCCGCGCTTTACAAGTGCATGGATCAAATTGCGGCAGCAAAAAAAGAAGCGCAGCAGCAAGCTGTGGAAAGAAAACAACAGCGTAAGGCTGCAAGAAGGAAGTGAACCTGATGCAAGTGCTTCTCAACGAAATGGACATTACGGAACGGTATCAATTTCAGACTGTTCTTGCCAAGGATACAGATGGAGAAGAGCAGGACGTATGCGAATTGAAAAGTTCAGAAATCATCCAGGCGCAAAAGGGTGACGTAATGGTTCTTTCAGGACAAGGTTATACAACCGGTCGCCAATATGTGAACGGCCTGAATTTTAATGACGGCGAGTATAGCATTTTTGCCAGGGGCGTGCCTGAACGAGGCCGGGAAGCAAAATGGGCCAGCTTTGAGAACATAACGCTGATGGAGCTTCTTTATCTGGCTGCCAAGGATTTAGGGCTAGGTTATCAGCGGTTCGGCGTCGATGATCAAAGATATGCCCGGATCATACGGAAGAAAGAGAACTGGCCGGATTTTCTTCGTAGGATTTTACGGCTGGAAAGCTCGGTGCTCAAATGTGTGGATGGCAAACTGACGGCCATATCCATTCCCTGGGCGCAAAGCCAGAAGGCAGTACGAACGTACAACATCACGGAAAGTACGCCAGGATGCCGGTATTATGAGCCGTTTGCCCAATACCGTACCTGCATCCTGCGAGGTCAAGAGATTGATGGGAAAGCTGTAGATACTGCCGTGCCGGGCGGACGGGAATGGGAACCGATGGACATTACACCGGGTAGTGAAAAAGGCCAGGCCAGACGGTGGGCACAAGGGGAGCTTTTGAACAAAAACCGCATGGGACGATGCTTTGAAATGGCTATGTCCTATGACCCGGAGCTGGCTGCCATGAGCAGGATCGACCTCACCGGAATGAGCGTCACACGCGGGGAATGGATTGCCGGGAAAGTGGTACATGACATGAAGAAGGAAAAGACGAACCTATTGTTGAGGCCATGTATCACAAGTATCCAGTAAGAAGGGGTACAGCGTTTGCGAACGCTGCCAAAGGGCTTTCCGGTCGCCCTTTGGAAACCTTCGGAGGTCATTCATTACAGTCATATAATAGATAAGTACATCCTTCAGCCGCCTGCGGACGGCAGCTCCCTTCCAAGGGAGCCTTTTTGATATACGGGGTGATAGCATGGACGTATTCGGTACGCCGATTGAGCGCGGAACGTTAGTTTCCGTTACGGCGGGCGGGGCCCGGGTGGCCAGTATAGACCGCCCGGGAATTGTAACGATGCCTTTACAGCCGCTCTTTCGTAAGGCCATGGAAGTGGGATGGCCCGTTTTCTTCATGGAGTATGAGGACGGGAGCGGTGTGATCATCAGCCACCAAAATCCGGAAGTGACCAGGGAACAGGGCGCAATACATTTTGCCTCTTTTGATTTGGTGAATGGCTGTTTAATGGTGACCAATATTGAGCCTGAATTTACTATCGATGAAAACGGCTACCTGGAGGTGAAGGTCTGATGTCTACAACAAATTTGGGAAGAATTGCTTTTCTGTTCCGGAGCTTATATAATGCCGATACTCAATACGATAAGTTGGATATTGTACGGAGCAACGGAGCGGGATATATTGCGCTTCAACCGTCATTAGGCGTGATTCCAGGAACGGATGAAACAAAATGGGCAGTGGCGTGGCAGGATGGGATCAATGGTACAAATGGGAAAAACGGGGTAGACGGACAGGACGGAGCCCCTGGTGCTGATGGAGCAGAAATCGTATCTGCCGCCTTTGTTGGAAATAGTATTATTTTTACGCTCAGCGATTCGCGAACGGTCACAATCATAAATGGTAAAACAGCGCTCACAGGAGCAACAGGAGCAGACGGAGTACCGGGCAATGATGGCCAATCTGCTTATGCTGCCGCCCAAGCAGGTGGTTACACAGATACACAGGCAAGATTTTATGCTGATTTGGCTGCCATAAGCGGCCTTGCAGGGGAGTTGGCGGTGATATGAGTATAGCAACTGATATCAACAGGATTAAAGCCGCAAAAGATGCCATCAAAGCAGCCCTAGTAACCAAGGGAATTACAGTCCCGGAAGGGACGAAACTTGATGAGCTTGCATTATTAGTAGCTTCTATTGCGATTGGATACCCTAATTCATCCTTAAGAAACATCATTCAACGCACTGGAGTGATAGCTCCTTTGCCAGTTGAATTGACTACTATAGGTCCGTATGCTTTTTATAATTGCTCGGCGCTTAACTGGGATTCACTTCCTTCTGGAATTGTTACAATAGGTACGTATGCATTCTTCGGATGTAGAGCACTTACCCTAACATCACTTCCCTCGGGAGTCACCTTAATTGAGGGGAACGCATTTCGGGATTGCTCGGCACTTGCTCTAACCTCACTTCCACCAGGAGTTACTGCAATAAATACGAATACGTTCTATGGCTGTACGGCACTTGCTCTAACCTCACTCCCCGATGGTATTACTACAATAGGATCAACAGCCTTTACTGGTTGCTCGGCACTTGCCATAGCTTCACTCCCTGCTAGTCTTGCTACAATTGCTGCGAACGCATTCAGTAGCTGTGTCGGGCTTCGTTCATTGAATATAGGGGCTGCAATAACAAGTATTGGCACCACTGCATTCGGTTCATGCCCGAATCTTACCAGAATCACGATCAACAAACCCGCAAATAGCATTTCTGGCGCACCGTGGGGCGCGACAAACGCCACCGTTATGTGGACAGGATGATAGGAGGGAGAATAATGGGGTTCTATAAGGTAATGGTAGAAAAAGGTTATTTCGAGCTAATGGGTACAGGGAGTGTAAAGCCGGATGACGTGTTAGATGAAAACTGGACTACACTGACTGACACTAACGTCGCACTTGAGCACTTCGGGATGGTGCGGGATGAAGAAAGCGGGCTATACATAAATAAGTTGGTGTGACTCAATCCGGACACGATGTAATATAGAAATGTAAAGTGACAACAAAGAGCGGGAGCATATGCCCCCGCTTTTTTCATGCGCAAATCGAAGGGCGGTTAGGTGCGTAGAAAGAGGAGGCGGGACCATGGCCCAGCAGCAATTACAGACGCAAATCATACTATCCGGGCGAATAGATTCATCCTTTGGGCCATTGGCTTCAGCTTTGGATGGGTTGGCGAATAAGACCATAGCCATGGCTGCCGGGATCAACCAGGTAAGCCAGCCCATTTTGAATATCGGGAAAGATGTCACGAAGCTGTATGCCGGGTTTGATGACGCCATGCGGTATATACAGGCGGTATCCAACCTCACGGAACAGCAGCTTTCTGATGTTGAGAAGGCGGCCAGGAATGCCGGGAAAACAACACGGTATTCCGCCACTTCCTCTGCTGAAGCGTTGGCTTACGGTGCGGAAGCGGGCCTTGAATATAAGGAGAACATTGAGCTTTTACCGGATGTGCTGAACATGGCCGCGGCCGGCAACATGGAACTGGAAACAGCCATGGACCAGCTACTCACCATACTGTATTCCACTGGCACGCCGCTTGCGGAAGCCGGTGGGCTGGTTGATGCCATGGCCACGGCAGCGAGTGTCAGTAAAACAGACATCGAAAGCATGGGCGAAGCTGTGGAACGGCTGGGCGGTATCAGCCGGTATGCCAAGGGCGGCACATCGGAACTGCTCACCATGCTGGCTATGTTGGCACAACGCGGGCAGGAAGGGTCAGAAGCCGGAACTTACCTGCGCAACGTGATATTGGCATTGGTGGCGCCCACCAAGAGCGCGGCGCAGGTGATGCAGGAGCTTAACGCCTCGGAAGAGGAAATGGATGAGGCGCTGGAAGGCATCAACCTTGCAGACGCCGCCAAGCAAATGGACAATATGGGCCTGCAAGTGTACGACACGGCGACAGGCAAGCTCCGCCCGATGATTGACATACTGATGGACTTGAAAACCATTACGGATGCCATGTCGGAACAAAAGCGGAATGAGGTACTGGGGAATCTGTTCCCGAAACGGACACTTGCCGCCGTCACCAACCTGATGGGTGAACTGGATACATCCTATGAACGCATTGCTGAATCCATTGAACATGCTGAAGGCGCTGCCAAGCGCATGGCTGATACCCGTGAAAGCGGGATCGGCGGTGCGCTGCGGCTGCTCACCAATGCCGCGGATGAACTGAAACTGGCTTTCGGGGAGGAGCTTTCCAGCAGGATCACGCTATGGGCGGGCTCGCTGAGGGATTTTGCACTGTCCATATCTGAAATGCCGGTGGAAGCGAAAAACTTTTTGATTGACGTGGCCTCCGCCATTGCCTTCATGGGGCCGGCCGCCATGTTTGCTGGATTGGCGCTGAAGGGGCTGGGTTCCATTATCGCCTTTATCGGGACACCGTTCGGCGCTGTAGTTACTGGCGTAATTGCAATGGGGCTGCTCGTAACGAACATTGAGAACCTGGCCAGAGCGGACAGATACAATGCCATACAGCGGCATTTTGGTGTGCTGGAGGTAAGCTCGGAGGCACTTAAAAGCGCGGTGGCCAACCTGGATGGCGGGATGGGAAAGGCTCTTGCCAATCTGGACACGTATGGAAAGGCGTCGGAGGATGCGGGAACAAAGTATGAAGGGCTGCTTCAAACACTGTCAGGGGAAATACAAAGCGCGGTGATATTTGGGCAGACCATCAGCCCGGAAAAGGCGGCGGAGCTTTTCAAACTTGGCGAGGACATGGTAGGTGCTACCCAGGATGGTATAAAAAGCAGACAGATGCAGGTAACGGGATTTGTGGACCTGCTGTTTGCGGATAACCCCGAAGAGGGTTCTTCCATCAAGGGAGCATTGGATGGGTATTTCGGTGATTTATACACCGAGTCATACAATATCGGCGCTGAGATGAGAAGTCAAATGACCGAGGCTTTACGAGATGGGAAACTTGATGCGAATGAATGGGAGGCGATACAGAAATCCATTGAACGGATGAATGATATAAATGCTAAAATCCAAAATATCAAGAATTCTGCCGAAGTTGAGGGGATA